CGTCGCCGCAGCGATCGACGCGGTGGAAGAGCCGCCCGACGGCGTGGAGCCCGCGGCCGCGAACATCACGGCGCCGTCCTTGTATCGCGCGAAGGCCTTCATGCCGGGAAGAGCTTGCGCCGAAGCGTTGGCGTTCTCTACCCACATTCCCACGATCGAAAAGAGCTCGATCTGGAATCCCTTCTGCAGATACTCCACCGCAGTTGCCAGGTAGGCCGTGATGAGGCCCTGCTGGCTGCGGTGCACGAGGCCGGCCGGCGCGCCGGAACCGAACGTGTTGACGCGGGCCGGAGCGCCGTCGCTGTCGATGTTGGCATAGTCGAGCCAGCCGAAGCGGCCGACAACCGCGCCGTCGACCACAACGTCATCGATGACGCCGTAGCCGGCCACGAGTGCGCCAGCTCCCGCATCGACAGTGGAACGCGGATTTGCGTCGCAGAAATCGCCGGCGACGGCGGGCGCCTGATAGGCTTGAACCTGTGACGGAAAGTCACCCATTTCAGTCTTCCTTCAAGTTGTGTTGGGAGAGGGGAGTGCGCTTCATTTTTCAGACCGACTTATCGACCGGAAAACTGAAGCGCGGTTTTGCCCCTCCCCCGTTTCGGGAGAGGGTTTTTCGATGCGCGCGGCGATCAGCCGGCGCGGCGAACACGGGCGGCGTTGGGGAAACGCTTGGTGAAATCGTCCCCACCGTCTTCGGAAGCAGCGTCCTGCGCCAGCTGCTGTTGCTTGCGGCCGGCGCGCGGCACAAGAGCCCACGCGGTCTTCAGGGCAAAGAGATCCTTGATCTTGGCCGCGCTCTTGTTGCCGACCATCTCAAAGGCCTTCTGATAGACGCCCTCGGCCGAGTCGAACGCCATGCCGATCTCGCCGACCACGCCCTTGACGTCGGCCTGCGCCTCCTGGATCGCCCGCATGGTGGCCATGGTCTCGCGCTTGACCTTGTCGCCATGCTTGGCGAGCGCAGCATCCATGCCGAGCTCGTCCTTCTTGCCGTCGGGCCCGTCCTCCTGCTCGACGACATCCTTGTCCTTCGCGCCGCCGGCAGCCGCCAGCCGCGCCTTCATGTCGTCGGTCGGACCATCTTCGGCGCCGGCCTCGCCCATGCCAGGCATGCCGGCAATGACGTCGTCGGGGACGCCCTTTTCCTTCAGGTAAGCGGCGATCGCGGCGAGGCCGCCATCCTCGGCGCCCTCCTCGGCATCCGGGTCCATTTTGCCGGCCGCGGGATCCACGCCGGCCGCGGGATCGACCTCCTCCCCGATCTCGGCGTCCTTCACGGTCTTGTCGCCCTCGATCGAGGCCATCAGCTTCTGGACGCCATCGACCACGCCGGCCAGGTCGGCGTCCTGCGCGAGCTTGCCCTTGAGCAGAGCACCGATGCCGGCGCCGATGGTCTTGATCGTGGAAGCGTTGAACTTGCCGGCCTTCACCGCAGTGAACAGCGGCTTGACGTCCGGAAGCGCGGCGTCCTGCGCAAGCTTCAGCGTTGACAGGTGAGCACGGATAGCGCCGTAGGCAACGCCAGCCTTCAGGCTCACGATCTTCTTCGACATTGTAGTCTCCTCGGTTGGTTGAAGTGCTTCGTCACCCACGACGACGTCTTCGCCGGCGCGGCCTTTCTTCACGAGGGCAACATGATTGCCCACCATGTTTCGCATCACTCCGTCGTAGGGTTCCCCCTCGTACACTCCCGGCGTCATGTCAGCGTCGTAGCTGTAGGCACTGGAGAGCTCTTTCTGATCGCCGCTTTCGACATGATCGATGCCGTCACGAGACCAGATAGCGAGTGAATTGTAGAGATACGGATGCACATACTCGGCATTGGAGCCGGTGGTGCCGACCGTGATTTCGCCGTCGTGATCGTCGGCTGTGTGCGGACGATGCTGCGACAGCAGCGGCAGATTGTTGAACGTCTTCGCCGCCTTCTTGATTTCGTCCGGATGGCGCAGCAACCGGTAAATTCGGTTCGGCTCGAGGCCCAGCTCCCGGGCGCGCGGGATCTCTCGTCCGTAGTACGGGTTCACACACGCCTTGGTGATTGGCGAGCTCTTCACATGCAGCCGGGCGAAGTTGTCCGTTCGCCGCACCGATTCCGAGCTCTTGTCGAAGGCCAGGGTGACCACCAGGCCATGACGGCCGATGGTGATCCCCTCGGGCGCCCGATCGAAAGCCAGGGCCGGCTCGAGCTCGGCCGCCTGCCGGGCGATCTCTTCCAAGAGGGCTTCGGCGAACTCGTCGCTGGCGAGGCTCGGCTTCATGGGCGCGTAGGTTATGGGGCTCACCCCCGACCCGCCGCAGCCAGCGCACCCCCGGCCTCCACAAGCCGAATGAACGCTATCCTGCGCAAGGTCGCCGTCGGCGCACGCCCAATCGAAAAGCTCCCGGCCGGATGGAACCCGATCAAGGGTCTCCTCGACCGCCGGATGGAGCGGTCGCGGCAGGTCATCGAGATTGGCCCAAGCGTGATCGCTGTGCTCATGGTTGAGCTTCGGGGTGAACTTCTGGACCGGCCGCACGAAGGTATGGAACGCCATGTTGTTCGGCGTGCGGACCTGGTGCAGCAGCTTCATGGGGCCGCGGCCGTCATAGCCGGCTTCTTCGATGGTCTCCCGGTGCGCGGCCGCGATCGGCGCTTCGCCAGGTTCACAGCCTCCGCCCGGAAGGGCCCAATGCCCCACGAAATTGTCGACGCCCTCTTGGCCACCGCGCTTCAGCAGCAGAATCGAGCCGTCGCGCGCGACATGGATGATTCCGGCGGCGTGCCCGCGCACCGGCTCGGCGTCGCCGGCGAGAAACTTCTCCGCAACATCACGCGGGATCCCGAGCGTCGATCGACCCTCCTCTGCCGCCCACATGGCGCGGCGCTGCGCCTCACTCTTGATCGGCATCTTCGATACCTCCGAAGGCGCCCGGCGCATACGGCCAGTCGGGCAGCTCGACAGTCTGTCCATTCAGCTTGTGCGGGTTGTCACCGCAAAACTGAATTTTCCCGTCGGTGATGAAGTAGTGGCAAAGCGTGCGGCGCTGCCCCGCCGGCAGTGGCTCACCCTCGTCATCGTGAATGGTGAAGTTGAGCACCGACGGCTTGAAGGTCGGCCGATCGAAATCGCCGTTGAAATCCCATTTCGGCGGGCCGCCTTCGATCACGACGCCGTGCGGCTCTTCACAGCCAGGGCACCAGTGCATCAGCCGCACAGTTTTGCGGCCGTCCTGCAGTGTGCCGACCGCTCTGCGAAGCTTCTTGCCAACCGCTCCCATCGCCACCCCCAAAATGCAAAAGGCCTCTCGTACCAGCCAAGGTGCGCGAGAGGCCTTCCGATTGCGAAGTCCAGCAGCGCCTGAGAACGGGGGTTCCGCTAGGGATGCCGGCTTCGAATTGTTCCGTCAGCGTCACGAACGATTCAGGTAGCCCGGACTTTTCTATCCCTTCAGTCGGGACCGGACCCACTTTGCCGTCAAGCCGCGCGTCCGCGGCCGCTGACTTATTCGATTGTCATGTTCTCCGGCTCGAGCTCGAGCTCGTCGACCATGATGACAAATTCCTCGGTGCGGCCAAGCTTCTTGCCGATCGCACGCATTGCCGTATTCTTGATGTGCGTCGCGCTCTCGATCGTGCGGCATTTGCGCTGCTGCGCGATCGTGCGGACGGCATTGTACATCAGCTTGTAGACGCCGCGGCCGCGGTACTCCTCCACGACATACGACAGCTGCAACCACATGCGCCCGATCGGCGCATCGTGCGCGAAGGAGATCATGCCGGCGGGCACAAATTCGCGCCCCTGCTCGACCGCGACCAGCACGCATTCCCATGACGCCGAAATTTCGGCGCGCGAGTCCGCGAAACCCTTGGAGATCAGTTCCGCTTGCGCTCGTACTGCCAGGATCGATGCATCCGGAAATAGCCCGAGTGACCCTACCAAAACCCGAGCTCTCATTCGAGCATCCCCGGGCACGGCAGCGACAAGCGCCGGAGATATTGCTTCTCCGTCTCCCACGGCACCGGCGCCTTCTCGCACTCCTTCAGCAGCTTCCGGTGACGCCGCTCCTGCGCCGGCGTGTTCTTCGGCAGCTTGTCGGCGCCGATCACGGGAAGGTCGGCCGCCATCTGCTGGCGCGTGAGATCGTTTGGCTCGAATTGAGATCTGGTAACGCTCTCAAAAATTTCCTGCACGCGAGCTGGTTGTGTGCCGCCGTAGGCCATTGGATGACAATTGTCGTTGATCCAATCGGGAGACGCGATCGTATAGACCTTGGCGTCGCCCTCCATCGTCATGGTCGTTATAGCGGTAAAGTCAGGCCCTGCGCCCAAGTCAACGGCCACTACCGGCGCCGCGCTTGCAACACCCGCTACGCCGGCAATCGCGCCGGCAGCCGCTGCGAAAAATCCTCGTCTCGAAAGCATAGCTTCCTCCTCTTTTGCTCGAGGAGGAGCTGATAGCACGAGCTATAGGGAGTCGTCACGCGCGGAAGTCGGGCGCACCACTACAGCCTGATTGCCGCGCGCCCGATCGCGCTTTTCTTCCCGGTTATTGTCCATGGCCTGCTTGAGCGAGAAGCGGACAACAAGCGCTGTGGTCACACCCACCACCGCGATGGCGATCGGCCAGCTTCCGGCCAAAATCTCCAATGCTCTCAACATTTCCTGCCTCCCTGTTGCGTGCCAGCCGCGTTACCGCTGCAGCTGATCTCCGGCTTCTTGGCCCTCTCGAGCTCCATGGCGCCTGTCGGTAACCGCCCCTGGTATCTCAGTTGCACCGCGGAAAGCACGTCGGATGGTGCTGGCGATGCCGTATGCTGCCGTCACTCCGCACATTGACCGGACGGCGATCGTGGAAAGGGCGAATCGACGGAGCCGCGCCGTAAGAAAGCTGGAGCGCCTCCCTCGGGGGCACGGCTCCGTCGACATTCGCCAGCGCGGCGGGGGCAACACCCACCATGCCAGCAAGCGAAAGAAGCAAAATCCTCAGCAGGCCCTTCATTTCATTTCCCTGATAGCTGCAACGATTCGGTCGCTCGTTTCCTCAAAGGAATCGATCACAACTTGGCAGGCCCAAAAGAGACACCCAGCAAACCCACCCACCATCAGCGTACCGGGGCTGCCCCAAATAAAATAGGCGCCGATCAGGGAGAAGGACAAGGCAACAAACAAACTCATAAATTTCTTCATGAAAACCCCGGCACCACCGTTACCGACCGTTTCCTGTGCAACTTGGCGCGAACCTCCGGAGAAGCCATCGCGACTTTAGTGCCTGCACCCACCCCCTCTCGACGCTCTTCAGAATGCTTGCGCCCTCGTAGAGTTGCGGAAGTCTTTGCATTGCTTTCGGGACGGCGCACCCGCGCCCGACTGGCAGCGGCAATCTTGGCTATGGCCTCCGGTGTATGTCGGCGTCCATCCATGGGATTTAGATCGCCGCCTAGAGCAGTGTTATAACCAAATTGCCAGTCGCATGTTTTGAACGCAGCGATGGCGGAAATCTCTAATTCCTTGATGTAATCAGGTCTGCCACGCACTAGAACGCGCAGCGTACCGCCATGCTTGCGGATAGCTCGGCAAATACGTCGATCGTATTTGCGTGAAGCCTTTAGATGGTCGCGCCAGCGATCAGCCGGGTTACGATTTGTGATTCCGAAGTAGCGCTTTCCGTTCGAAAATTCGATGACATAGAGCGCTGTCAGCTGAAGCCTGGAACTACCGTTATGCTCTGACACCGACAATTGATAAGCTCCCCAGGATAGATATAGCGACGTACTTTGGGATCATTATCATACCACCCTTTGGTCGTATCGTACAGCTTCCCATCGTTGGCAAGGTGCGTCGGCCGCGGCTCTTTCCCGGCTTTCGAATGACGCCACTTCGACTTCGTCAACCCGAGCTCGAGCTTGCGCGCGCGGTCCATCGCGCCAGTGGCCATGTTGTTCTGAGTGCGGGCGATCAGCGCTGCGCGCCTTTTCGTCACCCCGTAGTTTTTCTCCAGTGTGCGCGCGAGGCCGCCAAGATCGCGCCCCGCCTGGATCGACCGCATGACGTCGCCCTGGACGTTCTTCAGGTACTGCTGCGGAATCGATTTGATGAGCTCGACGTTCTGCTGGAGCGTCGCCTTCATGACGTCGCGCATGGCCGGCGTCATCGTGAATTTCACCGTCCAGTTTGCCTCGCGCAGGATCCGCGCCAACTGCGCGTCATTGCGCTGCGCGACTTCGAACATGAAGTGCTTGGCGATTTTCTTCGCCGCCTTGTCCCACAGCTTCTGCCACCGGTCGGTGAGCTCTTTGATGGTGCGCGTGAGCTCGTTGGCCGGCAGGACGTCGTCCATGGCGAGCGGCTCGTTGTTCTTGTACCGCGCCTCGATCCAATAGCTGACCGATCGGTCCATGCGCTCAATCAGTCGATCGAGCTTGGCGCGATAGGCAGCTTCAACACCGGCGCTCGGCGCATTCGGTTCAAGGTCAATCCATTTGGCGACACGGCGGTTGCCAGTCGTCTCAATCGCTCGGAAGGCGGTTGCTGGCATGGGTGAGCCTGTCGATCGAGGGCGGGCGCCGGCGCGTGCTGCGCGAACCTCGCCCAAGGATCACGCGATCAAGTCGAGGGCTTGCGGTCTCCTCCGCCCTGAAAGCCGCCCCCGGAGTTGCCGGAGCCCTCCTCCCCGTTTCCCTCCAGGGCCTTCACGTCGTTCTCCATCTCCGTGAAAGCCTTCTCGCGGTCGTCGAGCTCCGCCTCGTTCACGCGGAAAGCCTCATCGCCCCGGCTTTCCAGCTGGTCGAGCCGTTCCCCGAGCGCGTCGGCGCGATCGTCCCAAGCCTTTCGCACGTTGCGCATGCGCTCGGAAATGTCGCGCAGCTTCTTAGACATCGTCCCCTCCTCGAGTCGAGCGATCGAGCGCGACAGATGCAGGTCCAGCAGTTTTGACAGCTGCAGTGTCTGCTCGCCGTAGAGATCCCGGATCGAAGCCGGCCTTTCGGAGGGCTTCGTGCAATTCTTGTTCGAACCGCACACGGGCGCGCTCCGATGGTGGAATCAACACTCGCTTGCGTGGGCGCCGGCGCCAATCGACATCAGGCGCCTGCCCTCGAGCAATATGGGCGAGGCTGCAGTGGCGATCGTTGATGCCGCTTCGATACCTACTCATCCGCCGGCGCGTCCGGCTGGATGTCGTCTGGATCGACTTCGTTGCCGTCGGCGTCGAAGACCTTCGGCTTAAACGCTGGAGCATCCTTGTCGACGACGTTCAAGCCACCGTCCAATATGCCAATGCCGCTGCTATCGCGGTTTGGGACTATTCCATCCCCGTACTCAGCACCAGCGTCCATCGCGAGAACAGGCATTCCCTGAATGCCCTCGATCGTGGCTCGCAACCTCCGTGATTTTCTGCTCACTCACAGCTCCCTCAGCGTGATGTGGTTGCCTTCGACCTTCTCCACGTAGAAGCGTGTGCCGGACTTGAAGAGCACTTCCGCTTCGTTGTGATAGTTCGAAATTTTCTGCACGTCGCGGCCGCTCTTACCATGAACCGTGTACTGATGGCTACCCGACCATACGTTCTTGTTTTTGCTGGTGGAAGTGAAGCCGCGCTCCTCGACCACCATGCCCTCCTTGTAGAGAGCGAACTGCTCAGCCGTGAGCGATGCCTTGCGATAGGTCGTGCCCTGGTATGCCGGCATCTTGTCGAGACCGGCATTGATCGACTTCATGAGCTTGTACTGCGCCACCGTCATTACGCCCTTGCGCAGCTGGTCGTTGACGCCGCGATAGTGCGAACCGGTATAGGCGATCACGCCCACCGCCTCTTCCGGCGTGAGATAGTTGGTGAGGCCGGCAGTCTGCAGCTTTGCCTTTGCGTTCTTGATGTAGCTGCCCGAAGCCTTGTGACCACCGAACAGCGCTTCCATCGCCTCATAGTGGTCTTTCATTTCGGGGTTCTTCGCGAACTGCTCCTCGAGCGCCTTCTTCTCGGCCTCCATCTTCTGCTGCTGCTCCCAGGCAGCCTTCTCCTGCTCCGCTTTCAGCAGCTCTGCCTTTTGCTTTTTCTCGACCTTCACAAGCTCCGTCATGTCGACGCCAAGCTGCTTGAAGTCGGCGACCTTCTCGTTGAGTTGGTCGTTCGTTAGGCCTTCTTTGCCTTCCCATTTCTTGTTGAAGGCATCGAGCAGATCGTTGGCCTGTTTCTTCATGGTTTCCGTTTCCGGCTTATCGCCGGGCACGTACTGCATCTTCAGCGCAACGCCCTTCTTCGCCTTCTCCTTGTCAGCCGGCGAGGCCTCGGGAGCCTTTGGCTTCGGTTTCTCGAGCGACACGCCCTTTTCAGCCAAAAGCTTTTTCACTTTATCATGCGCCGAAGCATTGAACTGCTGCGCAAAATCAGGATGGTCCGCGATCAAGCTTTTCAGCTTCTCTGGATTGTCCTTCGCACCAGCGTCAGCAAAGGCACCGAGCCATTCTGCATAAGTTGATGGCTTCTGACCGGCGGGAGGAGCATTAGGAATTTTCGGTGAGGCAGGCTGCTTCTTGTTGAGCTTCTCCGCCTTCTTCAGCGTTTCACCAAGCGGCGTGCCCACGATTGCAGATGGGGGCTCGGGGATCGCTCCGGTCTCTGCGGCCTTCTTCGTCACCGCATCCTGCTTGGAAGCCTTCTTCGCGGCCTGCTCTTTCTTGAAGGCCTCGAGCTCCTCGGCCGTCATCTTGGTGCCGAAATACTTGCCGTCCTTCTTCTCCAGCTTCATGCCGAGAGCGGCTGCCTGCGCCGGCATCGAGACCGACGGCCAGCCCATTTCGGTCATGAGCTCTTTCGGCGTGGTCCCCTTTTCGAGGAGCCAGCCGATGTGCTCCTTTTTGGACTTGAAGACCGGCTTGTCGCCTTTATCGGCTTCGGCTTCTTCGCCTTCCTCGCCACCGCCACTCTCCCCTGCGCCCTTTGGCGCGAATTTGCCGTCCTTCTTGCGAGGGTGCTTGCCCTCGTCGAACGTGGCTTCGTCGAACGCGAACACGTCGGGCGCTACTTCGGTCGGATCGCCATCGAATGACAGGTCTTCGGTCTCGCCAGGCTCTTCGGCGTTCTCGAGGCGCGCGGTGTAGCCGTTGCCAATGACATCGGTCTCCATATCGGATTCCGAGAGGTTGGCGCCGATCGCGTCCATGGCCGCGCCCATCATGGCTTCGTCTTCGGCCTGGAGCTGGAAGCGCTTCGCCAGATCCTGCTTGCGAGCAATGAGGGTGTCGGCCAGCTCCTTGTCTCCGCCGACGGCCTGCCGGATCTTGGCGTCCGGGATCGCGGTGACGCGCGCGACGGATTCCTTCAGCTCCTCCGGGCTCATCTTCCCGTACAGCCGCGCGGCATCGGGCGACATGCTCGGATTGCGCATGCTGTCGATCTCGGAAACCTTGGGCCCGAATGCGCTGCCCTTCGGTCCGCCCTGCGCGCGGTAGCGCAAGCTGCCCCCGACATCGAGCGTCACCGGCTCGCCGGCGCGGATGCCCTGGTTGTCACCGCCGGTGCCGGCCGCATCCCAATTGGATAGCCACGCATGCACACCGAAGTCGCGCGCTGCCGCCTTGCGCTCCTCCGCCGTCATGGAGCTGATGCGATTCTTGTCGAGCTGCTCCCATGCCGTCACGACATGGTCGGGGCCGGCCTCACGATAGTCGAGCGTGTTGACGCCGGCGAGCTGGTACAGGCGGGCCGCCGCTTTCTCGTTCGCGACATGCTCTTTCGTTTTCGGCTTCTTGACGTAGAACTTCGCGCCGGCGTCATCGGTATAGACACCACCCTCATTGGTGCCGAGCTTGCCGCCGGTCTTCTTCAACTTCGACACATCCAGCTTCTTCGAAGCTTCGGTCGTGCTCGAGCTGCCACTTTCGGATGCCGGATTCTTCGATCCACCGCCCGTTGATCCAAATTCTCCGTTCTCGGCGCGCGGATGATCGGCTTCGTTCCATTCGTCGCTCGCTCCCTGGTCAAATCCGCCGTCGGCTTCGCCGCCGTCACTGCCTCCGCCTTCGCGCCCCCCGAATGGATCGTCCCCACCCTCGGGGTCAGGCTCGGGCGCCTCGGGGACGTCGGCCGGGTCGATGTCGTGGTACTCCGAGTCGGCGTCGTTGGCCACCCGCGTGCGCGCTTCGGCGTTGGTGATAATGCCCTTGTCGATGAGCATTCCGTCGGTCTCCGCTTCGATCTTGCGGATTTCGGCGAGCTCCTTGTCGGTCATCGACCACAGCGGCACGAAGGTAAAGGTGATTTCGTCGTCAACCTCACCCCACAGCGACCGCATGATGAAGTGGATCACGGTCTGCAAGTGATCGCGGAAGAACTGCTCCTGGAACGCGGCGATGGTGTCATAGAAAGCGCGGATTTCACCTTCGCTCGATGCGTTGAGGCCGGTCGGCGTGATGCCCAGCAGGATGATCAGCGGAATGCCGCTGACTGCCGACATCTGCTCTTGCGACTGCGCCTGCAGCTTGTCGAGGCTGCCAAGCGGCGTCGACACGTTGAAAAACTCTTCCGTGTCCTTGTCGAGCACGAATGAGCCGGCATTTGTGCGCATCGTATTGAATAGCTCGATGCGCTTGATCGCCTCCACCCCGCCGATTTCGAGATCGGCAGCCATGTTGGTGTAGACGCCGCTGACCGAGAACGATTCGACCAAATCGCACACCGCTTGCCGCGTGCGCAGCCAGTTGTCGACATACGGCTTGGCCATCTGCGACATGGAAAGGCCGCCGAACGCATAGGCCGGCTTCAGAATGTCGGGGACTTCACGGCCGACGAAGCGCAGCAGGCGCGAACGGTGCACGGTGATGCCGTTCACATACCAGTGCTCGGGATTGTACCAATCGGCCTTCAGCGGATTGAGCGAGTTGTAGTTGGCCGGATAGCACCACATCGGCTCAACAGGGCGCACAGCTTTCAGCTTGCGCTTCTTGTTGACCTTCACCTTGGAAACGGTGCCGCGACCATTGCCGATCGGCGTCTGCAGCTCCTCGCCTTCGACTCCGAGATCGACAAACAGGTGATACCGGCCAAACCAGCCGTCACCCTCGGCGATGGTGTAGAAGGCGTCCTTCACGCGAAGGCGCCGCATTTCGTCTTCCAGCTCTTTGATGCGCTTGGCCTTGTCGAGCGACCGCTTCCGCTTCACGGAATCGCGCACGCGCTGCTTGGTGTCGTCGAGCTCCGCCTCCGCTTCGTCGAGCTCCGCTTCCGCCGGGTCAGCCGGCACACCAGGCGCGCCGCCGCCATCATTCACACCAGGCTTCGGCTCTGGACCCGGCGCCTCGTAGTCCTCATCGGGCGAATTGACGGTGTGGAACTGGATCCACTTGCGCGTCATCTCCGTCGCAATGCGTTCGGAGATCCGCCGATACTCGGCCCGCTGGGTGAGGGCGGCCAGGTACGAATACCCCAGAAAGCCGATTCCCTCGGCGAACGACACGTTGAGAGCGTCGCCCGCCCATGCCCCGACTTGGCCTATCTGGCCGGCCACCAGGCCATCGGGGCTGTAGTCCTGCCCCAAACCAGCGTCCTGCGCGAGCTTGCGGGCCGTTACCCCCTTGGGAAGCACCCCCTTTGGCGGTTCCCATGGAGCCAGGTACGAACCGGACGCCAGGGCTCCGTCAGCCAGCGGATTTCGCTTCCGCCGCATGCCCCGGGCGGCCTCGATCAGCTTTTCCATGTGCTGGCGGCGCTCGGCCGGGGTGGCGACCGCCCCTGCAGGCGGTGCAGGAGCCGCTGGCGTGGCCGCCGGTGCGGTTTTGGCGACTTCCGGCACCTTGGGCGCTACCGGCGAGCGGGCAGCCCTGTTGGCCTCCCTGCGCGTGCTGGCCCGCCCCGCGCCCACGATCGCGCGCGTGAGGCCCGCGGCAATCGCCGCCTGCCGATCGGCCCGGGTGCGCCGCACCGTCACCGGCGCCTCTTCATCTGGCGAGCACGGTCAAGCGTGCTGTCGGCAATCTTCATGGGGCCTCGCTCTGTTCGAGCAAACAACATCATCACGGCGTCGGCCAGGTTCGGCGACTTCGTGCCAGGCGGTTTCTTGTCTACCAGCATTTTGCCGGTCGGCGACTGTCCATAGCGGGGCTGCGAAAGCTCGCCGACCAGGCGCGTGCAGTACGGCAGCTCGGCCGGAATGCAAATGATCTCGTCAGGATCGCACGGCTTGTTCTCGCGCACCCAAAGATACGTGGCTCGAAAGCGCCGGCGCAGCGACCACCATCCCGGCGCCTTCATGTTCTTGAAGTAGTCTGCGTTCTTTCGACCCTTGACGTCTTCGGCTTCGGGCAGCACCACCGCGCCGCTGCCGCGGAAAGCGATCGTTGAAATCTGCCCGATGTGTTCGGCCTTGCGCGCCTCGTTGAGCACTCGCGCATCGCCGCGCACGCCGGCGCCCAAGCCATCAGCGTCATACTTGAAAGCGTTGAGGCCGTGCTTGTCGCAAAGCTCAAATACCTTCGTCACGGAATCGAAGATGTCGCCACCTTCACCAGTCCATTCCGCCAACGACGTCAGCACGACGCCGTGCGCGGTGACGAAAGCGTTCTTGTCCTTCCCCTCGTCGGCGACGTCCATCGCGCCGCGCTTCTCGCCGGTCGGCCGAATAGCGAGCTTCTTGTGAGCGTCGATCGCCGCGCGCACCCACTCGGCCGGAATGATAACGCCCTCGATCGAGGCCGAATAGTTGATGTCGATTTCCTGCGCGACGACTACGGGGTCGTCGATGTCTTCGACTTGCTTTTCGTACCAGGCTTCATCTTTGCGCGGGTCGTCGCGCCAATGCAGCGTGAAGACTTCGATCTTCCCACTATGCCGGCGGTGCGCAAATGAGTTGGCCAAGCCATGCGGCGTCGAAATGTCGATGCGGCAGTTGGTCGTCTGTGAAAGGGCAAAGTCGACCGCTTTCGGGTTCTGCAAGTACGAGCTCTCGTCAACGAAATAGATCGCCTTGCGGTCACCGCGTCCGATGTTGTCTCCGGACTGCCCCGTCATTGTAGAGCCATTCGGGAACAGTATGCGCATGTGCGGCGCATACCGGTTCGGATCCCACGCGCCTTTGAATTCGCGCGGCAGCTCCTGCATGAAGACGCGGGCTTTCCAGAACAGCGACTTCGGGTCACCGATCTTGTCGACGTAGTCCTCCGTCACGGAGCCGTAGCCAATGTTCATGCCGGGATAGAACAGGCAGAGCGTGCAGCCCATCGCTACGGCCAGCCAGGAGAGCCCACCATCTCGAGACTTGTCCGCCAGGCCAGGCCTGCGTTCACGCCATTTGCGGAAGATGAATTGACAGAATTCGACCTGCTTTGGGAACAGGACAAACGGCATCATGGATTCTTCGCCGACGTCGAGCTTGCGCGGGTCGACGGTGACGCCCCAATCGCCGATGAAATCCCACGGGTTCTCGCGATAGTAGTCGCGCAGCGCTGCGAGATATACCTCGCGCTCCGCCTCGGGCATGCTGCGGATGGCGCGCAGCCGCTCCGCTCGCTGCCTCCAGATCAGCTCGTAGCCAGGCGCCGGGTTCTTCCAGTCGAACGCCGGCAGCGCACCGCTACGCGCCATCCTTTTTCACTTCCTCAAGCGGCACCAGGCGCACCCAGCGCCCGCTCCGCACCTGCCATCGCTGACCTGTTGAGCCACTGGCAATAAAACCTTCC